GAGCAAAGCTATTGTAGATGTTCCGCCTAAAGATGTTGCGTTCATAATGACGGTGACATTTACAATAACGATATCGCCAATTTTTTCATAAAGGCAAGTTGCAGATTTTATTTTATCAATCTGAGTAGAGTACGGAGTAAGAGTAGCTGTGCCGAGTTCGATATTTGACGAATCGTATTTAGTCGACAAGGCGGTTTTATCTGCTTTCACAAGCAGAGCGTTGTAAACTGCTCCGCTTGTGAGGTAACACGGGCTGTTATTTTTTGGCTCGCTGTCAAACGGCATTGAATCAAGTTTTCGGGCAAGTTTTTTATCTGTTCCTTCTCGTGTATATGCGTCTGAAATGCCGTACCCTGCGAGAGTATTGACTTTATCAGCTTTTTTTGCAAGATTTGTGTCGACTGTATCAAGCCTTGCCCCAAGTGAATTAGAACCACCTCTTGCCGTGGCTATTTCGGTTTCAAGTGCAATTGCCCCGTCTGTTGCCTGCTCAATCCCCTCATCCATATGGTTGAGGTTGTCGGCATTAAGAGCAGGAGCAGATCCGTTCACAAAGACAATTTTATTGTATTTGTTCATTTTCTTTTATTTCCTTTCCTAATCGTTTTTCGCCCTTTGATGTGAGGGTAGTTATAAATCCGTTCATTTTCTTATTGAACACAAATGTTTCAATTGTCGGCAAATCTTCAAACGGAGTTTTAATTGTGTACTTATCGCCTGCCTCAAGCCACCAATACGAAAACAGCTTAATTTTTGTCGGGCGGTATTTATATACATCACCAAAAAAATTAACAGAATTATATTTTGTGCCGATATCACTTGCTGTTGTTCTGCACCTCATCAAAATGTTATCGGAAACATACCACGAAAAATCGTTACTGTTGCCATACAAAAACGCTTTTTTATCAGCAAACTTAGCACTGTACATACGGATAGGCTCAAGTTCGTAATCTTCAAAGGATAAATCTTTGTACGAATCGATTGTTTCAACGGAAGATTGAGAATACAGCCTTTTAAAACGCACTTTTCCGTCGGCATCTATAACGGCAAAGCTCAAAGTTAATTCTGCATAAGCTTGGATTAAATCTGACAAGGTAATGTCCTTTATAACCTTTTCCACGCAGGTATCATCAAATTTCAGCGGTACACTAAAGATAGATAAGCTCGGCGGTGAAACCCCTGTAATTGCATAATCTTTGGCAAATTCTGCGATTATTGAATAAAAGCTCTTAAAATTATCGTCTTTTTGATAGTGCGCATAACCATAGTTCTCTTTGCCTCCAAACCACAAAGACATATCCACCTTTGACATATCATAAAAAGCGTCATAGGCTGTGATTTTGACGATGTTACGCTGTTTTTTATCTCTTTGAGCCGACTGAATTTTACCGTAGAAAACAGGACATTCAATCGTTCCTGTTTCGGCAGGACAAATAAGAGTATTTGACGGGTACAAATCATCTGACGGATACAGCTCCGGTTCAAGATATGTTGCCGTTATGATGACCTGTACCGTCTTTCCTATCAAAGCCGAGCAATCATAATCAATGAGTTTCACGCTCATTTCAGAGGCTATGCAACCGCCGAATTTCAATTCTTTTTCAACGATTTCATTTTCAAGCGAAAAGCTGTCAAGCACGATACTTTCACCTGTTATATCCTCAAAACTGCCGTCTGGGGAATGCAGGGCAACGGTGTTGTAAAGTGTGTTTGTTTTCAGCTTATCAGCAATTTCTTTAGATAAAAGCATTTTTAAGAATCGCCCCTTAATACTCAATCAGCTCAACAGTAATCGGCTGATAGGTTATATCATTCTTTTCGGCATTCATTACGGTATATTCAATATCGGGAATATAAAAATAAGAGGTGTAATAGCTGTTCGTTTCATCGTTCCAATAAGTTACCCTGCACTTCCTCTGTAACTTATTCGCCATTGAGAGGTTGATAATCGACTGAAAATCAATCTTTTCGTCAAGATGAAGAATGTGAGTTGAAAACGAAATTTTTGTTTTGTAATTTGGCAGCGTTGCCCTTTGAAGCGTACCGTTCTGATCTCGTTCCGCAGAAGTTTCAAGTCGCTGATTCGGAGTTGATGAAAATGCGGTAATGTATTTATTCGGCATTATGTTGTTGCCGAATTTAAGCAAATAGCCGTTATAATTTGACATATTATCCCCCCTTTATGCAAATGCGGATTTACCGTTGTGTCTGCGTCTGTAAAGCTCATCCTGTCTTATCATTTCTTCAAAAAGCGTTGAACCCTCAAGCTCGGCAGTAAACGAATAAGTGTTGCCGCCGTTATTGCGAAAGATAATGAACATTTCATAAATGCGTTTAAGCAGGTCAAGAATTTGTGTGAGAATCACTGTATCCTGACCGCCCGAATTGTCGAGCATACCCTGTAACTTGTTAAGAGGGGAAATAACCTCAGGGTTACCGCTGTTAGCGCCTGCGTTATCGCCGACAACCGCAAGTGTCGGAGCTTTAACAATACCGCCTTTTGCAAATTTTCGTGCAGGTGATTCTGTGGGTTCTTCAAATCTCGGAATGAGAGGCGGATTTTCAGGCATTGAAAAGCTCCAATCCTGCCCGATGACAGAACCAATTGCCCCTGCAATTCCGCCGATTGCATTGATAACACCGGAAACAAAGTTATAAATACCCGTCCACAAGCCGTTAATACCGTCAATGATAGCATTTACAATAAATCTAAACACGGCACAAATACCATCCCAAATACCTTTGAAAAAGTCGTAAATACCTTGCCAAGCTTTTTTCCAATCTCCCGAAAAAACACCTGTGATAAAGTCAATAAGACCGCCGAATGTTTTTTGAATGGAAGTAACCAATTCACCGATAAATGTAAACACATTATCAAATACTCTTTTTACGGCATTGAAAACATTCTGAAATATAGGTCCCCAAAAGCTGACAAGCCAGTTTACAAACGGCGACAGAAAGTTATTCCACACGGTTGAAACACAGTCTGCAACCTTACCGAAGAAGTTTATTGCGCCCTCAAAAACAGGCTTCAGCCAGTTTTCCCAAGCTGATTTTACGATTGCTACGATAAAATCCCACGCAGGCTTAATCCATTGATTGTAAACATTCATCAGGGTTGTGCCGATGTTGGTAAACATATTGCAGATATTCTGAAAAATCTGCTGTCCGTTGCCGTTCCACCAATTACTGATAATTGTTCCGATATCTCCGAAAATCTGACCGATAAAGTTAAACACATCTGCAAACTGCAATTGTAAATTTTCGAGAAATTCAGTGATTGTTGCACCGTCATTTTCAGTCCATTCAACAAGGCTTTCGGTTGCAGTTGAAAACGCACCCGAAACAACTTCGCCGACTGAGCCAGCAAAGGTTGTAAGACCGCTTAAAAGATTGGAAATTGATTCTTCCATTTGAGGGCGAACATTGTCAATTGCATTGCCTGCAAGTGTTCCGAAATTATCAAAAAAGGTTGAAAGGTTGTTATAGCCGTTTGTAAGATTGTTACCTATGGTGTCGATAAAGCCGATAATCTTTTCCCTGTCTTTTGAAATCCACTTAGCAACACCGCCTGAAATGGTCTGAAACGACTTTCCGCCGATTGTCGCAACCGCTCCGAATGCAGAGCCGATTGCCCCGAGTTTTGCAGAACCGACCTTTTGCATTGTGCCGAATGCCTTTTGAACTATGGGAACAGCATTATCAAAAACGGTCTTGCAGTTCTTGCCTATAGCTAACCAATCAACCTTGTTAATACCTTTCTGTACATTATCGACAAAACCTTTAAACCCGCTTTTTTCGTATAGATTTTTGAATGCACCCGAAAGATTTTTGCTTGTGTCCTTGACAACATTCTTTGCAACAGCTCCGCCCGATGAACCGCCTGAAGAGCTTTTTGATGAGGAGGTGTCTGACTTTGAAGATGAGCTGTCAGAGCTTGAAAGCACATTCAGCTTATCAAAGCCCGCAACACTTCTCTTTGCTTTTTCGGAACTTTTCTGAACATTATCAAGTGACTTTGAACTGTCATCTGCCGTATCCGTAAGGCTTTTGGCAGAATCGGACGCAGATTTGATATTGCTTGCGGTGTTATTGCCTGTATCCCAGCCGAAGACCTTTGAAAGCGATTCAACCGCACCTTTGGCATATTCCGTTAAAGTCGCAAGTGCGGAACTCAACCGCTTTACAACCTGAGTTGCCACCTGAAGAATAGGCTGACCGACTACGGCAAGGAGCTGTTTCCAGCTTTCTCTGAGGTTGCCCGTTACATTCTCCCAACCGTCTGCTTCACGGCTTGCCTGTCCCATAGCACCCGAAAGCTGATTAGCGTCCTTGACCATTTGCAAAAGCGTGAGCTGTTTCTGCGATTCCGACAAATCCGTAAATGACTTGCCATACAGCTTATTAGCCGCCGCATTTCGTGTGGTTTCAGTACAGGACAAACCGAGTGCGGCATCATTTTCAAAGTTGCCTTTAAGAAACGATTTCAGGCTTTCTGCGGTGTCTTCAAGCGAACGGTCGTAATATGCGGCACTGTCGGCTGTTACCTGTAAAGCCTCCTGCATCATACCCAAAGCACTTGAACTGTCCATACCCGTAGTTTTTGCAAAGGCATAAATGCTTGTGCCGACACCTTGTAATCGGGTTTCAAGAATACCGCTTTGATCGGCAACGCTCTGAATGGCTGATTCTGCCTGCGACTGCATTGTGCCGAAAGTCTGCTCAAACTGTGAATTTGCCGCATTGACTTCCGCAGCCGATTCAATGCACTGCTGACCGAACTCCTTGATTTTGGCAACGGAAAGGGCGGCAACCACAACTGTACCGATTTTCTTAAACGAGGATGAAACCGAATTGCTTAACTGCTCACCGCTGCCTTTGATGTTTGAAAACTCTTTCTCGGTTTTCTGAGAAACGCCCTCCGCAACCTTTGAAAAGGACTGTTTCATATCCGTGCTTACATTTTCAAAATCTTTTGAAAGACTTGAAAATGCCGAATCAAACTTTTTTGTAATTGAATCGGAAATCTTATGCAATGTTTTGGAAATATCATCACCCGTAAGCCTGACATCAAGCTCAATTTCACCCGCCTTTGTCGCCATATTCACCACTTCCTTTCATTTTAGATTTTTTAAAAACAGGCATAAAAACAGCGCACACCGTTATGATGTACGCTAATAAAATATTTGCAAAAGAACAGCCACCCCATTTGGAGTGGCTTTTTGTTTTATTTGTTGAGTTCGTAGTATTTGATGTCGATTTTCGGAAGTGACACATTGTTGCCCATTACGGTTTCATATGTATAGTCGCCGTCACAAGTTCCCCAGAATGTGATTACATCATCTTCAAGGAGTTTGTCCGCGCCGTCAGGAATTTCTACTGTTGCGTAGATTGTATCAGTCCACAATGGTTCATCAAGATACTCATTTTCTTCTTTGGTTATATTGATTCTCAGGTCAACCGAATCGCCCCAGCCTTCCTGAACCTGAATAATCTGACCTTCAAACTTGTAGTCATTACCTTTGTACTTGTCAGGGTTTCTTGAAAGAGTTTTAAAGTCGATTGTTTTGCAACCGTCTTTAAATTCTTTTTCAACCTTCTTCGGGTCTTTAGTAGGCTTTTCTGTTGCAACTTCTTTTGTGGTCGGTGCTTCTGTTGCTTTTTCAGTTGCTTTTTCTGAACTCTGATTTGCAACAGTAGTTTCCTGCTTTGATTTGTTTGAACCGCTGTTACCGTTAATTGCACCGTTTACACCGCCAACAATCATAATAGCAACAACGATAATAACCCAAAAATACCAACGCTTGTAAATTTTCTTCTTCGCATTTGCAGGATTTACGGTTGCCGAGGTTGAATCGTTTCCGCCAAAGCCTGCACCGCACTTGTCGCAAAATTTTGCATCGTCCTTTAATTCGTTTCCGCAATGTGGACATTTCATAAACATACACTCTCCTTAATAAATTTGTTAGTGTATGTTACATTTTATCACTATGTATTAACATTGTCAAGAATTTTGTAGATACAGCGAAAATTATGTACAAATTTACAGATTGGCGAAGAAGTTTTGAAATTCTGCAAGAACGGTGTTCATATCTTCGTCTGAATAGTGCTTTACATTCCTTGACCGCCACTTGTTACGGATTTTGTGCTGTGACGAAGTAAAGTTTTTCAAGACCTCTTTGTCGGTTTCAAGGCGAATTTGAACCGTTCTTGCAAGCGGTGTTTCGGGTCCTAAGCCTTGCAGAAGTGAGCAGAACTCATTCCAACTCATTTTTGCAAAATCCTTTGAATAAATGCTGACCCCGTACTCCGAGCGAAAGCTCGACACGATTAAATCAAAGTCATCAATCAGGTCGTAGCCGGGGTCTGAGCTTCCCCCTCGTCAGTCAAATCGCCTGTTGCAATTTTGGCAGATTCGCTGATAAGGGCGTTGAAATCGTGCATATTCAGCTTTAACTTTTCAATCTTTTCTCTCTCGGATTCATCAAAAAGAAGATGATACATTTCGGTAACATCTTTACTTTTACCGTTGCCGTCCTCAAAAATTGCCGCAACTTTGAGCATTGACACTGCGTCATTGTTAATAACAAGTTCCGTGTCCTTTACCTTTACAATCGGCTTTTCCTCAAAATTAAGTTTGTCTGTAATATCAATTAGCTTTGACATAATTGTTCATTCCTTTCGTTTTTTAAGCGGCTGCTGTATATACCGGCTTGCCGTTTGACATAACTTCAAATTCAAGCGGAGCAACACCCGTACTTGCGCCTGCACCGTTAGATGTGACGGATACAACTGCATTTTTAAAGAGGACGGTTGCACCGTCGGGGAAAGTCCACATAAACGGAACTTCTACCTTTCTGCCGTTTTCAAATGCAAGGGCGGCAATCTGGTCATTGCCTGCGTCACCGATTGTACGCTTGCCCTTTACCGAAATTGTGATTGACTTTGCTGTCATAAGCCTTGACTTCCAGCCCTCGTTTTCAAAGGCTGTCCATTCCTCGACACCGTTGTCAAATGCAACAGAAAATTCTTCGCAGTTAGCAATATTTGTCGTGGCGGATTCTGTTCCTGCCTTGCCAACCGCAAACTGATTTTCATAGCACGGGAATACTCCCGATTCAACTTTTGCCATAAAATTACTTCCTTTCGTAATAAAATTTAACTTCAATGACCTGCTCATACACACCCTTGTCATCTGTTCCCACATCAATGGGTTCTTCCGTGAGCAGTTCGATTATATAGATTTTGTGTTCCTTAATTTCAACATTTTTAATGCCGTAAAGCGTTTCGTAAAGTCTGCGTGCAAACTCCTCGGTTTCTCTTGCGTTGTCGGTGTAATGGATAAGCAAAGACACGCTTATTGTATCGTAGGTACTTTCACCGCCGATTGCCCTTGTGGGTGTTCCCGACTGCTTTAATGAATACACACCTATTGACTTATCCTGCTTGTTGTCGAGCTTGCCGATGTAGTAATGCTCGGCTGAGGTAACGCTTTTGAGCCAATCTCTGATGTCCGATAAGTAAATCAAAGTCCTGCTTCCTTTCTGTATAATCTCACAAATGCCCGACTGCAAAAATTCTGCCGTGTACCGCCCTCAAGCCACGGTGAGAACCATTTACCGCCGGCGGCAATGTTTTCCTTACGGCTGAAATTATATTCGGGATGAAAATACAACCGCCTTGCATACGGAGTGCTTGACACGATTTTAACCGTGCCGTTCCAACTCTGCACACAATCTTCAAAGGTATTTTCGTTCTGAAGATTACCCGTATCAAACGGCATTACCTGCGTGTTTTTCACCTGTTTAAGAAGTGCGTCACCTGTCTGTTCAAGAGCCTGTTGCTTTGCCCTATCAAGCTGTTTTACAACAGGCATATTGAGTTTGATTTTTGATGATACCGAAAATCCCATTAAATCACATCCAATTCCGTAAAATTAACTTTGCCGTCGGGGTTGCGGTGTTTTGTACCCTGTACGATGTTTCGTTTTACGCCGTCAAGGATTACAAAGCCACCGCTTAAAGTGGGGCTGTCGGGAGCAATGTCGCCGTCAAAAAGCAAGACAGCCGACACCTGAACAATTTTCTGCTCTTTGGTATAGACCGTCTTTGCCTTTGACTGCATATTACACAAGGCAGAGCCACCGTGCAGGGTTGCTGACGGGTACAAGCTGTCGGAGGGATACAGGTTTTTGCACTCAAATGCGATAACAGGAGAGCCGTCCTCGGTTATTCCCTCACCGTAAATTGTGACCTCGACAGGAGTTTTGCAGAACTGCTTTTTTACAAGTGACGGAAATTTCACGGTTTTCACGCACCTTTCAGATTGCAGGATAACAAAGTCCTGTTGATTTTAGCAACGCATAGAGGTCGGCAGGAATTGCCACTCCGCTGATACACATTAAGTTCCAGCTTGCACCAAATTCCATTGATGTGCCGTTGATTGAATAGCTTTTCAGATAGGAAGAAATCATATCGGCATTTTCTTCTTCAAAAGCAGTAAGTCTGCTATGCACTCTGCTGATGATTCTCTTCTGCATTTCCGAAAGTTTTTCAAAATCAATGCGGTTAAAAGTCAGAACATCAATGTGTTCGGCAGAGATAATGCTGTTTTCATCTCCGCCCTGATGTTCAATGTAATCGGCATACATTACGCAACCGCCGTTGTGTCAACATCGGCATAAATGCTGTCAATTTTGCCGTCCTTGCCGTTCGGGAATACGAATGTGTCGGAAAGTGAACGGTTCTGATAGAGCCAGCCGTCACCCTCTGTGTGTGAGCCGGGAGCAAAGAAGTAAATGCTTGAAATCTTCGGAACAGTCTTGCAGGTTTCACCGCAAGCAACAAGAACATTGATTTTGTGAGCACCTGTTGCAGGCTCAAAACCGCCGTCATCGGGGTTAAAGTTGAAGTTATCGTAGAAACGCTCATCGTCAATAACCTCGATGATAGGGCAACCGTCAATCTCGGTCACTCTTGTTTCAATGCCGATACCGCCCTCTGCAATCTGTGTAAGCTCAATCTTACGAGTGAACTCTGTTGACTGTTCAAGGCAGTCCATAATGTGAGATGTCACATAGGCAACAAGAGTGCCTTTTGCCTTGTATCTGCGGAGCTTGCCGGCAGAAAGAATTGTTTTGAGCTTTGAGTAAGCGTTTGCTTTTGTCCAGTCGGTTGACTTGGTAGCCGAATGATAACCGTCTGTTGCCTGAGCCTTTGTTGCAACCTTTGAGAAGAAAAGTGCGTCCGTTTCGGGAGCAACCTGTGTCTGCTCAAACACCTTTGAAATATTCTCAACCTTTGCGGTTGCGTTAGTTTCGTCAACATCTGCCTTATCCACAAGAAACTCAATATCTCTGTCATGTTCGCAAGTGAAAGGAACATCAGTCTGAACATACTTGCCTTTGTTCCAACCGCCGTTGCGATTGTGGTTCTTAAAGCCTGATGTACTCATCTGTGTGAAGTGGAATGTTCTTGCACCAACCCACTTTACATTTGAAGTGATGAACGGTGATGTAAGTGTACCCTGAACAAGAATTTCGAGCAGGTCAGGGCTGAACTGCTCAGCATAGTTATTTGTGTTTGCCATAATTTTTCAATCCTTTCTTTAGTTAAATATTAAATCTGTTCCATTTTTTGGTAGGAACATTAACCTTTGGTTTTGTGCCGTCCGCTGTACCGTTGCCGTCACCGCCGATTTTCTTAACTCCTGTGCCGTTCTCGGCAGGTTTGCCCTTGAGTGCGGGGATATCGTCAAGCACCTTTTTAACCGCCTCGGTGAGCTTTTCGGCATTGACCTTGCCGTCTGTCACAGCCTTTGAAAAGTCTGCAATTTTAAGCACATACGGAACGGTTGCAATGTCAACGCCCTGTTTTACGGCTTCGAGGGTTGCCGACTGATTGACTTCTGCCATGAGCTTTGCGTTGTTTGCAGATTCAACTTCCGACTGCATTTTTGCAAAGTCGGGGGTGTTCTTGGCTTTCTGCTTTTTAAAAGCACCGATAGCCTCTTTCATCTCATCGGCTGACAATCCCTGCTCCTTAAAATATGACTTCAAAACGGTGTCCTCTGTCACGCTCTGTTTGCCTGTAATAAGGCTTGCGAGCTTGTCGTAATCAAAGGCAGGAGCGTTTCCCTGTGGAGTTCCCTGCGGTGCAGGTGTCGGTTCATTTGGGGTTGGTGTTGGATTTGGTTCTGCCATTTTTTCATATCCTTTCAGTTTTTCGGGTGTCTCCCGTAATCAGTTTATAGAGTGTCTCTCTGTTTCAGTTTTGCACGGTGTCTCCCGTAGTTTAATGTCTTCGGACCATAAAAAAGCACCTTACATATTCGTAAAGTGCTTAATCTGCTGATTCTGTTTTCTTTGCTCTCGGCTTTTTGGGAGCGTCAGGCTTGACCTCTTCTGCAAAACCACCGTCAATGAGTTCCTTTGCTCTCTGCTCGGAGCATTCAAAAACTTCATTCACAGGTCGGGTTACATAACCGTTCTGCCTGTCGTTAAATGCTGTTGTTACTCTGATTTTCATTCTGTCACCACCTTTCAAAACCGGTCGAAATCAACGGGTTTAAATGCAAAAAGCACCCTATAATCAACATTGCTGTCGATTATAAAATGCTCAATTCGTAATTTTATGCTGTTTTTGTGAATTGCATATAACAAAACCGCCCTTTTTACGGAACGGTTAGATTATGCCACTATCTTTTAGATATTGCATTTTTTGTTTCTCTCTAAGCTTACTGTAAAGCGCTTCAGCATCTTTAGCTTCTTGTGGAGCATCTTCACGCAAAGTGACATTTAAACCATTTGTTACAAGGTACGGCTTAAACGCATTCCATAGAGATTTTTGTTCTTCAGTTTGTATCAATCTCATACCATCATCACCCTAAAAGTTTGCTGACTCTGTACTCGTTATACACTTCATCCATAGCTTTATCTTTTAAGCATTCAAAAGCATACTCACTTATATCCTCTATATTATAACCGTTATTTATCAATTTTTCAACCTTTGGAGCATAAATTTTATTAAGGTAATCGCAATATTCAAAATAATCGTTAATACCTCCGAATTTTGCTCTGTAATTTTTAGCGTCTTGCCAATGAATCAGTTCGTGAAGAATTGTACTCAATCCGTCTTGCGGACAAGCCAAGTTTTCTTGTAAATCTGACAAATCACTTGTTGAAAAGTATGCTGAATTGACATTTAGAACATTCTGCATTGGCATATATGAAGCAATAGCATTTACTCGCATTTCTTCGGGAGAGATAATACAAATATCAGGTTTTCCGCTTGTTTCAACCTCTCCGAGCATATCAAACGCTTTTCTCACTTGCATATCAAAATCATGAAGTTCTTTTCGTTTTAGCTTTACCTTATCTGAAATATAAACATTGTCACACAATGTATTTGCCTTGCGGGTATCAATTGTAATTGTTTCGCCCTCAATTTTGCGTTCAAAAGTTTTTGATATATCTTCCTTAAAAACAGGTCTGTAATATTTTTGTTCATCAGTCTTCAAAGAAAATCGTTTTGCCTTTTCTTCAAGCGTATTCGCCCTATCGTGCCACTCATCGGCTCGGGTTTGGACAATGCGTTTATTGTCCTTATCAAGACTGTATTCGGCACGGCGGTCAAAGCGTTCTGCCTGTCGCTGTGCATACTGCTGTTTTTCCTCAATTCCTCGCTGACGGTCAAGCTCTTTGATTTCATAGTCAGACAGCGGTGCGTCCAAATCATCAAGTTCGGGATAATATGTACTTGTGCTGTCCTTACATCTCGGATGAAACAAACCGTTCTTGATTGCGGTTGAGAGAAGCGGATAGTTTCCGTCTGACTTTTTGCCGTTTGAATAAACATCGTCAATAAACACCTTGCCGATATATTTTGCACAATCGGGGCAACCGCCCTGTCTTGAGTTCACAACAACTAGGGATACTCCCCATTCGGCTCGCTTTTCGCCCTCACCACGCAGATAGGCTCTTTTGTTGGCTGTTTTAACCGCCATGTCCGCATAATCGGAGAGCGTGTGCCTTGCACCGTTTTTGTACTCCACACAATTCAGTCCTGCGTTTAGCATATCCTTGCAGGCGATGTCAACAGCTTTTTCGTATGTAACCGCACCCGTGTTCATTGCAACCTGTGCGTTAAAAATCGCCTTGCGGTACTTGTCGTTGCTCATACGCAAAACTGCCGTTTCTGCCCTCTTTAAATCGTCTGTGGTCGATTTTATGAGTGCGTCAAGTTTACGGTCATTCACCTTAAAAAACTCGGCTGTGCTGTGTGCTGACGGCTTTTTCGGGGCTTTGAAACCGTCCTTAACAGCTTCAAGAATTTCTGCCTCCTGACTTGCATTTCCGTCAGCTTTGGCGGTGCGAATCATCTCTTCAACCTTACTGTTAATGGTTTTGAAACGCTTGCCGAATTTCTTTGCGTTGTGCTTGCGGTACTCTTCAAGACTTTTGAGCTGTTCAGCCTGCCATTGTGTCCAGTTGTAACCCTCTTTGGTTTCTTCGGCTCTGTGACGGCTGAAATTGCGCATCATGCTGTCAATCAGTTCATCTTCGATTTTTTCAAAGGCTTCTCTGATATTGTAATCACTCATTGTTTACCTGTGTATCGTTCTGTTCGGGATTGCTTTCGGTTTTTTCTGCATTATTTTCCGCATTTTCTTCATCATCTGCGTTATTGTTAGGTTCTTCTGTGTCGGTAAGGTCCACATCGTCAAGCTCCGATTTTTCTTCTTCGCCTGCAATACCCTGTTCCTCTTTAATTCTCTGCACCTCTTCGGCTTTCCAATCCTCCGACTTGCTGTCGCCGTAAAGTTCGTCAACCGAGGTTTCAACTGACATCAAACCGCCCTGTCTTGCTTTTGACACGGTTTCAACCTGACTTTCAAAGCTCGGATTTGCATATTCGCCGAAGTTTACGGATACTTCCAAGCCCTCAACAATACCCTTGCCGTTAAGTTCACCGTCTGCATTGAGTACAACTGCAACAAGGCTTTGAAGTGCGTTCTGCGTAATTTTCACAAGGTTCTGCCTTGTGTAAAGGGTTGTCTTTTCCTTTTCACGCTGAGCGTCTGCATTATCAAGCTTCTTCGTATCAATGCCGAGAGTTGACGGCGATATAATGCCCTGTAAGCAGAGGTCAAGGGCAGTAATGTATGAACTCAAATAGCTTTCGTGCTGAATCTGCGGACTTTCGGTGTAAATCCTGTTGCCATTGCCGTTTTCAGACATATCGTTGCCCACGGTGATAAATCGGTTGTCAAACGGATTCGGCGACATCGGCTGACAGGTTTCGGGATTTCTCGGAACAAGGCAATCAGGCACATACTGCTTTGTTCGGCAGGCTCTGAGTGCGTCCATCCACTGTGACCACACTTCATCAAGGCTGTCGAAAGCGTCTGTTTTTATGCCGATAATGCCCGCACCTCTGCCCTTGTGGCACGATTTGCCGTAAAGGACAGGTACAGCCCACATATATGATTCGTCAAATGTAACGCCCTTTGAATCAATCCACGAAAGAGCGTCAACCGTGTGCAGGTCAATCTCTTTGCCGTTGTCATCATACAAAGCATAGTGAATATAGCCGTAACCGTATGTTTCTTCAAAGCGGTAACGGCGGTGTTTTTGCGTGTAATCGGTGTAAAACTTAACCTCTCGGATTCTGCCACGCACATATGTAAAGTCGATGTTTTCGGCAGGATACCATTCAACAATCGGCACATCTGATACAGCCGTGTCGAAGCTGACCTTAAAAGCACCGTCACCGACAACACATAGGTCACGGAGCATTTGCTTAACCGTGTCGGATAGCTTGTTCTGCTTTTCAATGTCTTCCCAACGCTCTGCATAAGCGGTTGAATTTTTACTTGTAACATCTGTGCCGTTGTAGTCGGCAATTACGATATTCACAAGCGTTTCGCAGATGAGTGCCGGCAAGCCCGTGTGTATTTTACGGATTTCAAGCCCCTTTGTGCTTTTTGCCGCCCAAAACATAGTTTTGTTTGTATCAATCTGCCTGTACAGCTCCGCAAGCTGTCTGCTGTTGCCCCAATACCAAATGCGATTGATAAAGCACTCGGTCAGATGATTGCTTGTTTCGGTAACGGTAATTGTTTTGTCGCTTGCAGGAGTAATCTGCAAAAAGTTTTTAATTCCCGATCTGATAGATTCAGCCATTCTGTTAATCAGCCCCATTTATTTCACTTCCAATAATATTTTTAAACGGCAGCCACGCATATTGACCGCTGTTAATGCAATGGTCGTGACCGTCCTCGGGTGTGTTGTCTTTATCCTCTCGCCAGCTGTAAATTTCAAACTCGGCAATCGTGTTTTTACAATGTTCAAGCACAAAATAACAATCGGTGGCAAGCCAGCCGAGTACAAGATTGATTCGGTCGATAATCTTCGTTTTCTTCCATGCATTTGCAAAGTCATAGACACAGCCGTGCTGTCGCTTATACTTTTGAAATTCGGTAATAGTCGCTTGGTCGGCGCTGTCAATAAAAGCCGTGCGTGCAAAGCCCCATTCATCACGGTTGCGGTCAAGAAAATCAATAAAATTCTTCACCGTGTCACTCGGGGCAATAGGTGTTTGCATTTCAGCGTTGTTATAAACTCTTTCATCAAGCTGAACACACTTGCCGTGATTGGTAATGCCGTAAAATGTCATTGCGATAGTGTCAGGCGACTTCTGCGAATAGGCGGTATCAAGACCTGCGGTGAACTGAACAAAGTGTTCCGACTTGCGGTTACAGTTCAAAAACTTTCCTGCCCACTCTTTTGATTTGATATGTCTTGCCCTCTCAAAATTCGGGAACACAAGACCTGTTGCTCTGCCTCGCAAACCTAAGATTTTATTTTTATAGAGCTTTGTACCTTTCGGTGCAGAGTTCTTTTTCTTTTCAATCTGTTCGGGTGTAAGACTTAAATTGTCGGCAAAAGAAAAGAACCAATACCGCCAATTCGGTACAGGTTCTTCGGTAAGCTCCGCCGTAATCTCGGGAGGAACATCATTTTCATATTTTTTAAAAGGACGGGAGCGGTTGACAAACTCCTTATACACAGGCAGGCTCGGATCGTCGGGATTCAGCGTTGCAAGCATATAGTCATTACGGGTTGACATCTCTCGGATAAACTCGATATCGGCGGTGTTGATTTCGTCAATATAAACGCACCCAAACTGCGCACCGAGAACCATTTCCCACTTATCCCGACTGCTGTAACCGAGAATATAGATGATTTTGCCCTCAAACTTGATATGCGGCAGCCTGTAGTCCTTGTCGCCATTGCCACAGTAAACTGCGTTACGGTGCAGGTCGAGAATACCGTTATCCTGCTGAATAATAGTTTCCTCAGCCTTGCCCGTAGTTTTGGCGGCAATTGTGTGAAGCTTCTTCGGCGACTGCGACACCATTCGCATAAACTTAACGCCTGCTCCGACGGTAGTTTTTCCCGAGGCTGTCGTGCCTTCAAGAAATTCAGCTGACACATTCGTTGTGTTGATGAAGTCAATGTATTTTTGCGACAAAGGAAAGCTACTCACTCAAGCCCTCACCGCCTAACTGTCTGAACACATCGGATAGCTTTTCGGACTGCTCAACCTTTGCGTCAACCTTAACGGTGTATTCGCCCGTCATCTTGTTGAGCGTGTCAATCGCCCTGATTCTGTCGGAGGTGTCCTGCTCAGCACTTCGGGCAATATCGGACAAAGCAACCTGTCTGTCCTTTGCACTCATAATGCGCTCATCTTTGAGCTTATCAGAAAGCTCCTTGATGTATTTTGAAACTCCAACATTCTCCAACAATTCATACGCTCTTGCGTTTGCGTAATTTTCTGAATATCCTGCCTGTATCGCACTCTGAACGGTGTTACCACTCTGCACATAATATTCCGCAAACTTCCTCTGTCTTGCATTTAATTTGTCTTTCACGGTATCACCGCCCTTTCTTTTCCCTCACAACACAAAACCGCCCTCAAACGAGAGCGGTCTGTGCGAATTTTTATCTTAGGAGAGTTCTACATATGTCCTGTTTGTCAAACTTTCATAATACCATTATACGCAGGGTAAGGGTGACATTCAATGACATTTCAAAATAATTTTACGAGAAATCGAACTTTTTTCGGAACGCCTGTAACGCTTCGCCGTGCAATCTCAGGGTATGCCTTACGCTCATTTCCATACTCTCGGCAATATCCTCCCACCTCTGACAATTTATGTAATACTCGGTCAAAATTGCAATGTAACGGTAATCGTCAAGTGCGTTGATTTTACTGCGGATTTCAGTTTTCAACCGCACAAGATTGTCAATTTCCCGATTGATTTCAGCCTGAAGGTCTGCAATCCTGTCAACAATCCGCATAGGGTCATTCACTCCCGATGTCTTAACAGGCTCGTTCTGCTTAACCGATACTTGTGCAATATTCAGCCTAAGTTTCGACAGCTCGTGTTCTTTCGTTCTGATCAGCTTATCCGAAACCCTGACCGAATATAAATAATCTTTAACCGTCAATCCGCATCACGCTCCTCCTCGTCAAGCATACCAAGTTTCTGTGCCAACGCAATAACTGCGTTTACAATCAAATACAAATCCTCGCCTTTAATATCGCACATACGATATCTGACTTTGATAGTTTCTTCTTCATTGTCGATTTCATCAAAACCAACAACTACACCTTTATTTAAGGTTTCTGTTTCGCCGTTATCGTAATTAACGGTGATATTTTTAACGCCTTTCATTCTTCTGCCTCACTTTCAAGCCATTTTCTAATAATTTCTTCATTTCCAAGACAAGGAGCATCACAATTTTCGCAATAACCGCAAACATTGTTATTTAATGTGTCAAGCATAATATCAAGCATAAAATGTGTCATTTGCTCTTTGCTCATTGATTTGATTTTTTCAAAGTTTGTCATTTTGTCTGTTCTCCTTTATCAAACAACATCTTTTATATTTTTTTCCGCTTCCACAAGGACAAGGTGCGTTCCTATGACTATTCTCAGGTGGATGATATGTAACGGTAGCGAGAAAAGATAGATTACAATCTTGTGTATAATACTCACATATGTCAGCAGGCTCTTTAGTTATATGGGCTTTCATTCTTGCTCCCCCTTTCTTGCTCATTCCATAATTTCAAAATCTCGTGATATTCTTCATCGTTTAAGTTAAGTCCTGTTTTTACATATGCGCAATCAACGCAATAACTTGAGTATTGCAATCCACATTTTTTACAAGGCATTGTTGCTCACTCCTTATCCATCATCGTTCCGCAATGAGGGCAGTAGTTGCTGTCCACATATTCCTCGGCACCATTGAGCAATGCGTTTCTGCCACACATGGAGCAAAACGGTGTACCGTGTAGTCCATCATACGGATGTATATATTCTTCAAGTTCCTTCAAATCAAACTCTTTCACAAGCCATTTTCCGTGCTTAATCTCTTGCATATCACACACGGTTGCTTCGTTGGGTTTACTTCCGTCAACTTCGATAATATGCTTAACTGTTTCAGCATTTCGTTTTGAATTAAAGTATATCGTGTTTACACTACCGTCTGCGAACGGTATATCCAATGCATAATCACCGCACATCTCACGAATCTTTAATTTATTATCCATTTTTTTCACCTCATTTCAGCAGTTCGTCAATCGGAATATTAAAGAGTTTTGACATTTCGATTAGAGTTTGAATGTTAGGTTCAAACTTTCCTTTCTCGTAGTTAGAAATCGTACTTCTGCTTACATACAATTTTTCACCTAACCCAGTTTGCGTTAGTTTGTGCTTTAATCTTAAAGATTTTAGCTTTTCAGGAAATGCCATTTTTTAACTCTCCTCAACAGGCTGATTCCAACATCTTACGCAGTTGTTGTGACAACTATTTACGCTTATCAATCCTAAATGCCAAGGGCATAATTTATGGGGTGTGCCGTCCTCATCAAGCTTTGCATTCGGGTAGTTTTTCAAAAACTCACTCAGATAAGTCCTCTGCGGATGTTCATCCGACCATTTTTGTACAATTGCAATTGCCTTTTCAGGGTGCCTTAATTCTAATTCAGTGCAAAGCATTTCTTCGTCATTATTAAATCTGCTCAATGGGCAATGATTACACGAAATGCGACACACACCAACATCACTTGATTTTGTCATCCGAGCTTGTTCACTCAAATAGTTTTTAGTGATATTACAATCAATCATTTTCTTCGTCTCCTTCATAATTTACAACTTTTCCGTTGTCAGTGTAATCTCGTTTGTCAAATTCAAGTTTCAGCTTGTCGATGACAACCCTGTCGATATGCTCCCAAAACACTTCGTCCGTGTCCGAGTGTTCGACTATCTCGGTCATAGACTTTAGTGCCTTCGCACATCTGTCACGGCCAAAGCCGAAATCCTTATGCAAGGCATACAGCATTGTTTTAAATACTCTGCGTGTGATGTCTTTGTTTTCTTTTTCTCGGATCTGTTCATATGCGCTTTTTGCAATCCGTTCAGCTTCCTGTTTAAGCTGTTTCGGGATTTTAGGCGGTATTCTTGCTTTCAATGTCGGTTCTCCTTTCGTCAATCTTATCAAGTGCAGTTACAATCAGCGAGCTTTTGGCTTTGGTGTCCATAAGCTCTGCTTGATAATAAAACTGACCTGTTGTATTCTGTCTGATGATACAGCCTTTCAGAATGTATTCTGCTCCATTGTACAACACGGTCCTTTCAAGGTTGCGTTTAACTTCCGAGATATTCACAGTTCTTCCACCTTGATGTAAATACCCGAAACCTCTGCCCAAAACTTTTCACATATCTCACTTGCAACAAGTGCGTCATCAGACCAAAATCCGAGAGCGGTCATACAGTCTTTTAGCATTTTTTGCAGATTGTCTGTGTCTGGCTTTGTTGTACGATATTCGCCGTCCTGATGTTTGCCACGAGGAAAGCACCACTTTGTTATCAACCTGACACCCGACTTGTACGGTTCTGACGGTTTAAACTTTGCTAAGTGTGATGTGAGCTTTTCTCTTGCCTGTTTCACCTCGGACGGATTATAAAAAACAGGTTTGCCGTTTTTTACCATAACTTTATGTTCCTGTGCAGTTACGGTCGGCGGTATCATCGGCATAAAAAATTCAGTCTTCATTTTCTTCAAAATAATCAACTCCATACCACAACTTTAATTTCGGGTCGTAAACTATGTATCCGTTAGCTACTAACTTATCCAACACATAGTCAATCAACGCCGGTCGTTTAGAAATCCAGTCCATTACCTGATCGTTTTTGTAACTGTAACTTTTATTTGGAAGTTTTCGCCTCAAAGGTGGCATTCCCTTAGCGATTTTCAATCTTTTATCTTTTGAAGTCGATTTACATTTTGCCATTTTTTGCCATTCCTTTCTTAACTTTAAAATTTTGCTTTTAGTCACAGGTCAGGGGAAGGAGTTGTTGTGCGTAAGCTTCGCACAACTACTTCACCCCTGTGACCTTAGGGAACGGAAATACTCCTATATATATAGAATATATATATAGGTTTTTTCTTTCCCTCGGAAAATCTCGAGAAAAAAGTCATTTTCCGTCATTTTTAGAAAAGGAAAATCTCGGGAAATTTTCCCTATTTTCCCTCACGGAAAGGGAAATTCTCGATAAAATTTTCCTTCCAAATTTGACAGAAAAGGAAAATTTATTCGACTTTTTCCTTTTCCCTCAATCCTGTTTTACCGCCGTCAATCCAAAATCCGCCGTGCTCTTTTAATCGATTTCGGACTGTTTTTTCGGTAACTCCAAGATATGTAGCAATGTCATTTATATCTGCCTGACCGTTATTTTCTTCTGCAGTAAACGCTGTCATAATAGATTCTGAGCGTTCTTTTTTGCGTTCCGATTCACTCTTTTTCTTACCGAAATTCTTCTTATAAGGCGGGTTAAAATCGCCCTCAAAATTACAGTCCTTCAACACGCCTGTTGTATCTAATTTGTGTATCGGATAATCAAACCAAAGGTTAAGTGCATCAAATGCCGGAAACTCTCGCAGAGTGCCCTCTATTCTCCACGCTGACATCCCTTTTACGGTTTTTTCGGCACGGGCAACATCTGACATCATCAGCTTAAAAGACTGTTCAGGAAGCGTTTTGCGTGCGATGTCAATCATATTATTTGACATTACCAAATCGTCCTGCGAACACACTTCACTGATTTTGTTGAAGCGACCTATCCAGTCTTTGCAGATTTTACAGGTTCTTTCATCCTTTTGCTGTTTCATCAAATCATCGCTGACTTCAAGTCTTGTAAGGTCAAGAAGTGCGTCAGGGTCACGAGCGAAAACACCCGAACCCGAAACTCTGTCCATTGACTTTTTACCGCCCTGAGCACCTTTTGAATGGTGGTGACAGTAGATTACCGCACAACCGATTTCGGTACACACCTTATCAAACTGGTTGCAAAAGTGTGCCATTTGGTCAGCACTGTTCTCATCACCTGTGATAACCTTGTATATCGGGTCAATCACAACAGCTATAAAGTTGCCTTTTAAAGCTCTGCGTATGAGCATAGGCGCTAACTTATCCATAGGCACGGACTTGCCACGCAAGTTCCAAATATCAATTCTGTTTAAGTTTTTTGGTTCCAGTCCAAGTGCTTCATATACGTCTTTAAATCTGTGAAAACAGGACGCACGGTCAAGTTCAAGATTCACATACAAGACATTGCCCTGCGCACACTTAAAGCCGAACCATTCTGTACCCTCGGCAATTGCAATGCACAATTCAATCAGTCCGAACGATTTGCCTGCTTTTGAGGGTCCGCCGAGGAGCATTTTATGTCCCTGTCGCAATACTCCCTCAATCAGAGGCGGAGCAAGTTCAGGAGGATTTTCAAAAAAATCTGCAAGGTTGTCAAGGTCGGGCAGGTCATCGTTGATACTCTCCACCCAGTCTTTCCACTCGGCAAAGTCTGATTTACCGATATTGGTGTCAATGATAAACTGCTTTTTGCCGTTGCGGATAACACCGGGCATACGGCTCAGCCTTGACGGATTGCGGTTTTGCTTGTCGATTTCAAAGCCGTTTTTATGGCATACATTGTAGAGATAATCAACCCTTTTACGATACTCGTCATAGTTTGCGGCATCAATCTTAACGATAGCGTGGACTGATTTTCCGCCAGAATAAACAAGAACGGCAACAGGCAGTTCAAGTTCTCTGATGATTGCATTTTGTTCTTCAAGAGCCATACAGTCAGATTCCACGAGAGCATAACGATAATCGGTTACATTCTCGTTTTTGACGCCCTTGCCGTCCAATGGGTTGAACCTTATCCACGCTCCTGCCTCGGGTTTGTAATCGCCGAATACATTTGAAATATCACCGTTGCAATTATTAAGTGCGGCAATAAGCTCACCTGCTGTACGGTCACAACTGCCTTGTGTTGGCGAATATTTAACCTTGCCGTTGTCATTTTTTTTATAAGTTTCAGTAACATAGCCTACATTTTCCGAGCTATCAAAGAGAGTTTCAATGTAGGTCACAATCTCATTTACCGGGTTCCAGTTCGCAGGCTCGTGAAACTTTACACCCTCACAGGTATTTACACCAATATCGCCCTTATCACCCTGCTCAAAAGCAATTTCGTCATTCCAGCCGAGTTCTTTCGATTCACGAAAAGTCATCCCCCTGTCTTTAGCCATTTGGATTATCGTGCCTGCTGTGACAGGTGAAGCAGAGCCGTTAAAGCTCTGCCATTTCTTTTCACACTCGCCGTTGTGATAGCGGTTGTCTGCTCTGCTCCAATCGTCCCAGTCCTTTACGCTGTATCCCTCTTGTTTGAGTGCCATTCCGACATTTACCCAGTCTTGGTAGTCAAGCTCTGACGGACTGATGTATTCAAGTGCATTAAGTAAGTCCAACCGTATTCACCTCGCTTTGCGGTACATATGTTTTCGGGTTAATGTTTTTCGGAGTTCTCCAACCGTTTGCGGCAATCCTTGAAATCAAGGCTGATGCTTCGTCAAACTGCCATTTGCCCACGTGCTGAAAACCTCTGCTTTCAAGCATTCTGATTTGTTTAGGTGTGGTTAAGCCCTCAATTCTTCGCTTTTCGAGCCTGTCAAGAATAAGCTTTGCCTTGCCGGCACTCTGGATTTCATCGGGGAATATTCCGAGCTTTTCAAGTTTTGCTTTCTGTTTGTCTGTAGGCGGAGAACACTCCCAGCCGAATGCCGGAACATATCCTGCAAGGTCCTGCGCCTGAATTGACATTTCGTACTGCAACGGATCTACAAGTTTGCGTTTGCGTGTTCGCATTTCCGCAAGCTGATTTGCAAGCGCCTCTTCACGCTGAGCAACAACATCTTCGCTTGCCTTTTCCTCTGCTTCTTCAATATCAATCGGACATCCTGCCTGTTCTGATAAGTTTTCGGTCATCTTTCGTGCGACCTCTTCGTTGTCGCAAATAAGATGTGCAGGTCTGCAAAGTTCGTGCCTTTCGGTGTGCCACAAAAAGTCGAGTAGCAAAAGCTCCGTCTTGTTTGGAGCAAGTCTTGTACCTCTGCCGACCATTTGGCAGTAAAGCCCCCGAACCTTTGTAGGTCTTAAAACGACAACGCAGTCAACGCTTGGGCAGTCCCAACCCTCGGTTAAAAGCATTGAGTTACACAAGACATTGTATTTATCGTTTTCAAAATCCTGCAATACTTCCGCTCTGTCTTCGCTGTTGCCGTTGACCTCTGCCGCTTTAAAGCCTTTTTCGTTCAAAATGTCTTTAAATTTCTGCGATGTTTTTACAAGTGGTAAAAACACAACAGTTTTACGGTCCTTACAGTATTTTTTCATTTCCTCGGCAATCTGATAAAGATACGGATCAAGTGCCGTGTCAATATCACTTGCTTTAAAATCTCCTGCCTGTGTGGCAACTCCCGAAAGGTCAAGTGTAAGCGGTATTGTCACAGCTTTAATTGGTGTCAAGTACCCCTCTTTGATAGCCTTAGGGAGTGTGTATTCATACGCAAGCGAATCAAATACTGTTCCTAAATTTTTCATATCTCCTCGGTCGGGTGTTGCGGTAACACCCAACACTTTTGCATTGTCAAAATGCTCAAGCACACGCCGATAGCTGTCGCTGATTGAGTGATGTGCTTCATCAATAATGATTGTATCAAAGTAATCGCTGTCAAAGTTTGACAGTCTTTTTTCACGCATAAGCGTCTGTACAGAGCCTACAACAACCCTGTTCCACGAACCTATGCAACTTTGCTCGGCTTTTTCGACTGACGAATTAAGCCCTGTTGCTTTTTGGATTTTGTCCGCCGCTTGGTCGAGCAATTCTCCACGGTGGGCAAGTATCAGCACCCTGTCACCTCGACGGACACATTCTTCGGTGATTTTTGCAAAAACTATCGTCTTGCCACAGCCTGTAGGCAAGACAAGTAATGTTTTTAAATTGCCGCTTTCCCACTCGGAGAAAACGGCATTCTTTGCTTCATTCTGATACGGTCGAAGTTGCATTAAAAGCTACCCGGTGTCCAGTTATTCGGCATCGCAGTATTTGGCGTTGCAGGCTGTGTGTTATACTGTGGCGGATATGTAGGCTGTACATACTGCTGAGGTGCAGACTGTGTTACGGCAGGCGATATCGTTGTCACCTGCTCATCGTATGCATAAAAATACTTGATGTCATTTGTTACGCCCTCTGTGCCGTCATTCTTCACATATTTGCGGATGATAACCTGACATTTACCTTTTTTACCGATAATGCCTGTCCAATCCATACGGAGCGGTTCGCCGTGTTTTTTCATTGACACGGACAAAAAGAGCTGTGACAGCTTCCATTCAAGCGAGGAGTGCAGTACGAAATTAACTGTAATTTCTCGCTTGTCATCTGCTCCCCACACATCAAAAGTCACTTTTGCCATATTGCATGGTGGCAGTTTACCTTTACCCTGTGAGCGAGCACGCTCAACCTTTGCTACTGTAAAATCATAATCACCCTCGGGGAGCGGTTCATAATTTCCGCCCTCTTCGGTTATTTCATCGTTCCAACCAAATTCTCTATCCATTTATACATCTTCCTTTCTTATTAAAACGGTAAGTCACGGTTGCTCTGTATCACTTCGAATACCTTATTCCACGCTCCCACAAGGCAACCGTTAATAAATCGTGGGTCATAGTTTGTGATTGGTGTATCATAAGGGTAGTGTCCCTGTGTAAACACCGCCTGTCTGATTTCGCTTTCGTCAACTCCGTTAGCTCTCATAAGGTCGGCAAGAGCTTTTGGTATGCCCTCGGGAATATTGACAGATTTATCATTCTGTATCTGAGGTGTTGACAGCGGTACAGGCTCGGGAACTTTTTCAATCTGCGTAGGTTGTGGCACAGGCTGTGTCGCAGGCTCTGCCTTAGGTGGTTGAGGTATCGGATTCTGCGAAACAGGACCGTTATTTACAGGTGCAACATCATTAAAAATATGAGCAATGCCTGCGTAGCTAAAATCCATTTCTTCGGGCAGTCCGTGACGATTCTTTGCGTCCCAACAAGGGTGATGAAGCGTGTACATCACTCTCCCTCCGCCCTGTGCCTTGTACTTTCTGCCGTCTTTGTCGGTCGCTACCGCTACTGTTTTATAATTTGCGAAAAGCACCATATCCGCCCATTCTTTTACAAGCGGAGAAATCTGTGAAGCAGTCTTTTTGCCGAGTTTAAGCTCCCAACGGTCATACTCACCGATTTCATCAGGCTGTGAAAACTTGCGGAGCTGTGCGTGTGCGGTAAGCACAACATTTATACCCCTGTCAATCAAATCTTCAAGGCTGTTCAAAAATCTGCCGAACTCCTCTTTTTCGTAAACATATCCGTTTCCGTAACCAAAATCTTCAATACCTTTCTTACCATACTTTGAGCAAATATCATCAATACAAAGCTGTTCTGCCCAGTCGATTGTATCGATGACAACCGTCTTGCATACAGTCGGATTGCTTTTGATATATTCAAGCTGACTCTTTAGCATGGTCCACGATGTCGGCTTATCCATTCTCGCAACATCAAGGTTTTTTGTGCTGCCCTCCGTGTCGATAAACAGAGGGTTCGGAAACTGCGAAGCAAAAGTTGATTTGCCGATACCCTCGGGACCGTAAATTACAACCTTTTGAGCCGACTTGATTTTACCTCTTGTGATGTTCATTATCTTACCCCCTGTACATCCGAAAAATTGATTTTATTGCCGTCAACATCAATGACAACATAGTCGATTGCGTAGTTGAGCAGTTCGTTTGTCAAATCCTGTATTGACTTGCCTGTCATACCTGCAATCAAAACAATTCTTGAATAGTTTTCAGGCATAATCTTGACCTTGGTATAACCGCAGGCAAGCTCTCTGTGCGGATTGCATTTGATTACACATTCATTTGTTTTTGCTGTTGTTTTAGCCGTAGTTCTTGTAGCCATAATTAAAACTCTCCTTCCGTCCAAGTCGGTGTTGTAACAGGTGTGGTTGTTTCGGACTTAATATAACCGTCCTCAATGATTATTGAGCATTCATCGCCATTTGAAACTCTTGTTGCAATAGCCTGCAATCCCTCTGATTCAAGCCATTTTGCAAAGTCTTTGAGTGTGTCGGTATCCATTTGTTCGAGCTTGTCAAGCAGGACAAATCCGCATTCGGGATTGAGCTTGCGAACAATCGCCGTAGCGACACGAAGCTGTTCCGAACCACTCATATTGTCCCATTTAAAACCGTTGTATGTAAGCTCGCCCTTTTCAACTGACAAGCCGTCAAGGGGCAAGTTTGCGTTGTTGAGCAAGTCATATTTTGTTTTGCGGATTTCTTCAAGCTGTGCCGTCATATCGGCATACTTGCGGTAATATTCCTTTGCGTCCTCATCAGCTTTTGCTTTATCGAGATTTGCTCTGACTTTGCGGTTAATTTCGTCAATCTCGGTAATGTTTCTTTCAAGCTCTGCCGTGCTTTCATCGTGCAGTTCGGCTACGGTCTTTCTGCTCTGTTCAAGCTGTGCAAGCACTTTTGTAAGCTCGGAATTGTATTTTCTCAAATCCTCGTTAAGCCTGTTGATTTCGCTCTGTAAGTTGTTGGCACGGCTTTCAAGGTTATCTTTCTCTGCTCTCAAGCGGTTGTTTTCGCCGTTGCGTGCAAGGATTTCCTGCTGTTTGTTGATAAGTTCCGAGGCTGACACAGGTTCGTTCGGCACGCCTTCGTATTCAGGCATTTCGGCAGCAAACTTTTCCTTTCGGTCCGCAATCTGACCGATAGCACGGCGCTCGTTATACACCTGTGTTTCCTGCGTTTCAAGCTCGTAAACTCTGTTGCCTACACCGATAATCTGCAGGAGCGTGTCAGCCTTTTCCTTGCCGGTTGCATTCATAAATTTCGGCAGGTCAAGAGCAAAGTTACTGACAAATGCGTCAAGCAAAGCCTGTCCGCCTTTGTTGCCTGCGGTGTCAATTACTTTAAGACTGCTGTTCTTACCGCTACGCTCCACAACTATACCGTTTGAGAGTTTGATTTTGAGATGTGGCGGAATTGTTGAACCCTCACGATACGGAGCAGACGGAGCGAAACGATTACCGCCGAGAGCCCACGCAATTGCGTCAAGAACAGATGTCTTGCCCTGTCCGTTTTTACCGCCCAACACGGTAAGTCCGTTTTCGGTCGGTTCATAAGCAACCGCCTTTACTCTTTTTACATTTTCGATTTCAAAAGCTGATATTTTTACTGACATATTAAAGTCCTCCTTGACAATTCGCTTAAAATTGTCTATCATTTAATTAAGGTATTTTTCTTTGTCCGTTGAGGCTTTGCAGAGCTTCAGCGGATTTTTCTTTTTCAGTTGACATTTGAAACACCCATACATTCAAAATTGAATGCTTCGGATTCAGGCGTTTCAAGGGCTTTGAGCTTGCGTTTTAGCTCTCTGTTCTCGTGACGATAACCGCTTGACGCTGTTTTTTCGAGTGCAAGGTCCGTTCTTGCGTTTCTCAGTTCAATGCTGAGATGTCTGTTCTCTGCTCTGAGGTTTTCAATATCTTTGAGCAGCTTTCTTTTTGTCGGGTAATTTCTTAACCGCATTTGTTACACTCCTTTCAACGGGTTTGAACCGAGAATATAATTGAGAAACGGTATTCTCGGAATACGGATAGATGTGCCGACTACAATTACATTGAAGCCCAATTTTTCGGGTTCGTCCTTTGCCTGTTCACGCAACTTTTGCGGGGCAACTCCAATAGCCTTTGCGGCGTCCTCAGAAAGCAGATAGAAATCACTGCTATCCATAATTTCTTTGATTTTTTTGTTCATCTGAACTGTGTCCATACTTTTCGCCTCCTATTTTACGTTGGTAATTTTGTCTGAAACGATTTCGACTGATTCAACATCAGCAACGCTGAGTGTCAGTTTGAGCAGTACAACCTCGCTGACCGTTCGTGTTATCTGATAGCTTGTAACATACGGAATTTCTGTTCCGTCAATTTCAAGAAGAAACTTGTCCTTTGTGTCAATAAGTTTAAGTTTTGCCATTTTCTCACCTGCTTTTCGATATTTTATTGCTTTATTACCCAAATAATGTTATTATTTATTTAGAAAGGTGGTGCACATATGAGTGACCAAAACATAAATGATACTGCTTATGGTGTTACAAAAGCTGTTTTAGAATCAGAAGCAGTAAGTAATCTTACAAATCCACCAACAAAAGTTGTAGGTGGTCTGTTAGCCGATTTCATAAACTTAACTGTAGGTGGCATACATTATGCTTCAATAAAAGCCGAATTAAAGCGCCAAAAAAAGTTTGAAGATTTTAAAGCTAACATTCAAAAGGGTGTAGATAATATTCCAACAGAACATAAAGTTGAATCGAGAGAATCGATTATTGGACCTGCTCTTGAAAAAGCGAAATACTTTATGAATGAAGATGAAATTCGTGAAATGTTTGAAAAGTTAATCATCAATTCATTCGACAATAGAAAAATTGAGAAGATTCATCCGTCTTTTTCTGACATTATTCAGCAAATGTCACCTATAGATGCCCAAAACCTAAAATGTTTTTCAGTTGGAGAAAATTTGCCAATATGCGAAATAAGGATAAACTTTGAAAAAAGCGGTCATAGAATTTTGCAAACTAATATTTTTTGTAGTAATAAGTTTTGCGATTCAATTGAGCAACAATCAATTTCTTTATCGTCTTTATCTCGTATGGGTCTTATAAGCATCGCATATGATGAATACTTAACTGATGATTCAGTCTATAAGATTTTTGATTCTTTACCTATAGTAGTAGATTTCAAAAATCAAATAGAAGCCACAAACAAATCAAATAACGGTAATCAAAAATTTGATTTAGAGAAAGGAGTTGCAAAACTTACTCCTGTTGGAAAAGCGTTCATTGATGTTTGTCTTCGTCCTTTACCCACTTAATCAGATCCATAATTTGAGCGTCGTGCTTATCAAGGTAGCTGTCTATTGTTTTATACAAATGGGCGGCTACTATTTTTATAGCTAATACTGCTGAAACAAAAGCTGTGCAAAGCATTAGCAGTCCTAAAATTATTATTACTTCCGTCTTTCTTCACCTCTTTTAAGCAAAGTCCGTTTAATGGTACTGTGATTGTGGTATTATTGATTGTGTTGCAAATATCTTTTGCGAATGTTATAATCGAGCAAAGGAGCTGATTATATGTGGGTAATAATTAGTGGTATTTTAGGCATTGCAGGCTTTTTAATATCTTTAATAAACCTGATTAACTATTTTGTTTCACACAAAGTGAATTTGGAAATCACAATGCTTGAATACGCATACAAATTAGGCGTGCAGGGAAAGAAAAGACTTTTCATTCATTATAAACTTAACAATAAATCGCAACTGCCTATTTCTGTTACCGACATTCAATTAGTTCTGAACGGCATAGAGTACACCGAAGATTACAACACCCACGAAGTTAATTCTTATCATCACAAGGCAAAAGGTGTTGATGAGTATGTTCCGACATACAATGAACATCTGCCTATCAATCTTGAGTGTCTGCATTCTCATTCGGGTTACCTCGTTTTTGTAATTCCTGAAGATAATTCTCCAAATCTCGATAAAGGTCTGACTTTTCAAATTCGCACCAATCGGAATAAGGAAGTACAAAAGAAAGTGTCATTGAATGAGGTGGTAGCGCTCCGCTCCACTCTACCTTATCAAAAGTGTAAAAATCTTTTTCTAAAGGATAAGGCGGAACATAAGGTGCACTGACAGTCTTGGTGACTGTTGGTGCTTTTTCTATGTTGAATAAATTATTAAAAAATCCCATTTTCTCACCTCTTTAGTTTTGGTTTGGTTATAAGTTCTTCAAGTTCTGCAATACGCTTTGTAAGAGCACCGAGGTTTCGATAAACTTCAAGCATATCCGCAGTGTAATCAGGCACTTTTTCCTCAACGATTTTCATTCGTTTGTTAAGGTTGTCAAGTGCGCCGTACACATTAAAAATTTCATCTGTATGAGTGTTAGCCATATAAATCACCTCCTAAGCTGATTTCTGCTGTTCAGCTATTTGCTTACCCACGACCATTCCTTTCATCATTGCGAAAGCAACAGCCTTTTCTTCATCTGTCATATCAATCAAGATTTTCGCAAGTTCTGCGCCGATTGACTTGATGTCCATCTCCTGTTTATCTGTCAT